GAGAACTACATACAGCTAATCTTTGATCTGTTGCTGGATATTCAGAAATAGTCTTGTCGTCTGACATGCACCTACTCATGAAATCTTCTCTCTTTTCGTTATTGTTTGGTTTTACTAAAGGCATTATTTTTTCCAAATTTTCCCTATAGCTTTACTTACCCATTTATATTTATCGTTGCTTCTACATAAAGCAATACCGATTATTATTCCGATAATTATTTCCATTTTGTTTCTCCTTATAAGAAGTCAGGTGTTGTGTATATTGCAGCACACCGACAGTTGATTGTATTACCTGCTGAACCCATTGGGTCGCCAGGATATTTTAAAAGTTCTCCACCCACTACAAATCTCCCCTCTAATGCAGTCCTTTGACCACTAGCGATTGAGTGTGCAAATCTTGTTCTTTCATCTTGAATAGCTACCCATTCTTTAACAGTGCCTCTTATGTTCATAGATTCAGCAACTGTTTCGTTTGCAAAAGAAGCCACTCTATGTGTTTCTGTTCTTGATATAAGGTTTGCTCTATAAACACCCATACCAATTAATAAGTTTCTTAAAGCAGTTCCTGTTTCTTCAGTAGATAGACCACTATTGTAACTTGAATCTATTACTTTAGATATTCTTTTTCTCGTTGTATCGTCTATTGATGTAACCCAAGTAGCTGTATTTACGTCAATAAATTCTTCTAACTTATCGTTAAATTCTTGATCAAAGTCTTTAACAAAAAATTGACCTAGAGCATTTTGTTTAAAGGCATTAGCTATTACCATATACTGTACTCTAAATATTCTTTTAAGTTGTTCTGTCTGTTTTCTTAATTCTATATCTAGCTCTATCTGACTTCTATTACCATATGCAATTTTAACTTTGTTAGCAAAACTATTAAAAAAAATCTTTAAAACATTTCTAAAATTTTTTCTATATGGTTCTCTTAATCTGTTTTGTGCATACCAAGTTCTTTCTCTTACTTGTTTAAATACAAGAAGCTGACGTTTGTTAAAAATCATTTTTTTTCTTTTCCTTTACTTTTTTTTCTATTACCCATTTAAACATAGATGTCTGTGGGTCAAAACTCGCTTCACTTAATTTACAAGAAGTTAAAAGTATTAATACTAATAAACTAATGTAGTTTTTTAATGTCATAAGGTTCTAAATCAAATAATTCTTTTAAGTCAGTAACATATTCTCTTTGCCCAAAATCTATACTTTGTGTTAAAAAAATATAAGATGCATGTCCTGCAGCTTCTTCTTTACTATTAAAATCACTAATTCTTACCACAACCTCAAATCTTTTTGTTTTTTTATCTTTTTCAACATAAAGTCTTACATCTTTCATTATGTCGCTAAAGGGTGCCCACTTGGTAATAAATCCAAGTCAAACTTCCCGCCTCTAAATTTTCCTGTTCTAACAGCATATAAAAAAGCATTTACTCTGGCATAAGCCCATTGTTCTTCTGAAGTAACACTAGGTCTTACACTTCCTGGGTTAGTTCTATAAGCACCTATACCTCTTTTAAAAACAGCAGATAACATTCTTAAGGTAACTCTCTTACCAGCTTTATCGCCATGCTTCTCATTATGTTCTTCTACTTTTTTAGTTAAACCTTTTTTAACTGCAGCTGTTACTTGTTTTTCTTCTATTTCTTCTTCGTAATATTTATCTCGTTCTCTATCTATTTGTGCAGCTACTTTTTTTGACCAACTGAAACCTGCATCACCACCCCATAAAGCCCAAGCTATTCTACCATTTGACGGATAACCATCTTCGCCTGGTCTAAAACCTTGTGCTTGTTTATCCACTTCGTGTCTGCTAAAGAAACTAAACATTCTTTTTACAGTACTTGGTGATAATCTTTCTTTTCTAATAATTTGACTTGCTCTAGTTGCACCTATTCTAGTACCACCTCTATTAAATTCTTTTCTCCATTCAATACCTTTTTTAGCTTCACTAACCATTCCATCTGTAGGTGTGGTATTTATGTCACTAACAGCTTTTATAATTTCGTCAATCTCTCCATAACTATCTTCTTCAACTATAATTTCAGGTGAGTTATTTTCTTCCTCTACTTCTTCTGTAGGTATATCTTCTCCAACATCTGTATCGTTTTCTTCGTTAGCTATGTTTAGTGGCATTAAGTTTGCTGGTACTAATAAGCTATCGCCACCATCAACTGTTTCATACCCTAATTGTTCCCTTGCTTCGTTTCTTGTTAATATTCCATTTTGAACACCAGTAACAACAGATTCAAAAACTCTTTTTCTTTGTTCTGCCATAGCTGGTATTGAGTCAATATCGTATCTTAATTCTAAATCTTCACCAAACATTGGTGATAGCCATTCGTTAAGATCACCTTGAAATCTATCTAGTAAAGGGATAATTGTTTCGTTGTATAATGCCAATTTAGCTTCTGCAAAGTTTGAATAAGTTTGTGCATCAGGAATACCTATAAGCTGACTAGGTACACCATAAACTAAAGCTATATCTTTAGCAGACATATTTTTTAATTGTATAAAGTCCATATCTTTAGGAGATAGACCCATTTCTTTCCAGTCAAAATCTCCTTCTAATAACATTGGCTTACCAGCATTACCTGTGCCACTAAATCTTTGGTTGATGTCATTAACTAATTGATCTCTTTGAACATCTGATAATTGTACGTGCCCACCTGTTTCGTCTTTAGGTTTGAATATGACAGCACCACTAGGTCTAGCACCATTCTGTAAAAGATTTACGTTATGTTTATTTGCTAAATTATGTTGGTCTATATCTACACTACAAGCAGATATTGGTGACATACCATAGTAATCGTTTAATGGATTAAATAATTTTATGTGTTTAATTTTAGAATTACCTGTAGCTTGATCTACTTCGTAACTTTCAACTACGTTGCCACTTAAAACATAATCATAAGCTAAAGGCATTGCTCTTGAACCTGTTCTAATTTTAATTCTATCAGGTCTTAAATTGTATAATTCTGTAGGTGGTGTTCTATCTCCTGAAACAGATAACATATAGTTGTTGCCTGATATAAGAAGATATGAGAATGCAGCTTGAAAAAACTCTACCTGTGATAATGTTGGGCTAGGATTATAAAGTAAATCAAGTAATGGGTGGTTGTCTAATTCTTGATCACCTCTAAATAAATTTATTTTAACTCTACTTGCATTGTTGGATATTTCATTGATACATCTATTAACAATAGCATTAGATTGATAACCGTCTGTAGCTAAATCTTCAAAAGCGATTTTAGTACTCGTATCATAACCCAAAGAATTATAATAAACGATAGGTGCTTCTTTTTTTTCTATTGTTTTTTTTGATGTAAATAAATTTTTTAAATTGTCGTATATTGTTGCCATTAAGTAATTCTCCAATTAACTTGTCCTGTTCTCATTGTTAGTTCTGTTAAACCCCAAACTAAAGCATCTAATCTGTCAGGCGATCCTGAAAATGTCATAGGGTTATAGTTTGCCATTTGATCCTCTAAAAATTGAAAGGGTTGTAAATGTTTAACCCTATCTTGTTCATATAAAGCAGATATAGGTTCTGCCCTTAAATATTTACCTTTAGTTGCTCTTACACTACCATAAGAAACATTACCATCAATATTCCTTATCACTCTTTCAACTAAATCACCACCATTATTTACTTCAGCTATAATTTTATCAGCTTCATATTTATAATAGGTATCTACTGCTTTTCTTGCCCATGCATCAGGTGTATATTTACCTGATAGATCATCAATAATATAAAATTTATTGTCTTCACCTCTTGCACATACAACTATACCTGTTTCATTTGATAGTTTATTTTGTGTTACAGCTGGGTCAATAGCTATTACCGTTCTTGTAAAATTTGGTGTTTTATCTGTGTTTTTCAAGAGTGCTTTTGAAATCATATTTCGATTCCATAAAGCACCCTCCACATCTTCTAAAATTTCAGCATAAAGTTCTTGTCTGCCCAGTCTAGTTCCTTTGTATTTTTCTTCTAGTTTTTTGACTGCTGAGTCTGCAAGATTATCTTTATTTTCAAAAGTGCTACCTCTTGTTACAAGAGAATCTTTGTTATTTACTAATTCTTTAATTAATTGTGTTGGCTTTGGTGTTGTTGTTATAATAACTTGTGGCTTATCACCTAATCTTAACCCAAATAATAATTGATCCCATGCTTCTGGGTTCTTCCAACTACCTAATTCATCACACCATGCTCTATGGAATTGTGGTCCTCGAAGTCTATCAGGTTGCTCTGATGAAAAAGTTTTATATATAGTACCATTCTTTAGTGTTAATTCACCAATACTTCTATTCCAATTCTCTATTAAATCAGGTTCTATACAACCAAGTAATCCTGATACACCCTCTATACAAGTATCACGACCATCTCCAAATGTAGGGGTTACTATTGCTATTCTTGAATTAGGTTTTGTTAAACCATAAAAAGCTATATCTTGTGCACCAGTTCTAGTTTTACCCCAACCACGACCAGCTAATATCAACCAAACATTCCAATCACCTTTAGGTGTTATCTGTTTCGTTCTTGCTGTCTTGCACCATGATAGGTGTTTCAGTAATATTTTTTGATTTAACGAAGTTAATTTCGTCAAATATTTTTCTGATTTCAATAAGCTGTTGTTCTTCTCCGAATAGCTTATCTCCGTCTTTTCCTGTAAGTTCATAATGATTTTTTTCTTTCCAACCTGCCTGTGTCTTCAACCAAAATATTTGTGCTACTACGTTACCATCTTTAGCTTTTTTAAACAATGCCTGTGATATAACTGCATTTGCTCTAGCTTTACTTGTATCTAATTCTTTTCTAAAATTTTTTCTTAATGTAGGTTCGCTTATTTTAACTATTTGTGCGATTAATGTTTGAGTTACACCTGCTATTGTTAGTGCTTCGACTAATTTAGAATCTTCTTCTTTCTTAATAAATGGTGGTCTTCCTACGTCATTAGTTTGCATAATTCTTTTTTTATAAGCGAAAAAAATTAAAAAAGCCAATAAATTAATGATTTTTAATAGAAAATAGTACAAAATAAGGTCATTTTTAACGAAATTTATTATATATACTATAATACGACTA